GTTTTTTTACCGTAACCTTCCTGCCCCCGACGCACCTAAATCCTTATCTTATAAGGGTTTTACGGCTGATGAAAACGGATTAAACCAGAACCAGCAAGGTTCAGACCGAACTAGCCAGAACCAGCCAATGCATAACTATGCAGACTTATACAAGCCACGTTTAGAAACTGTTTGTGCGCGTGAAGGCCGCTATTTAGCTGACGGCGTACAGCTATGGGCGCAAGAATATTTAGGCGTTAATTTAATGAACTGGCAATATCACGTTGCAACAGGTTTGCTAGCACATAACGCAGACGGCGACCTATTGCATAGGCAAGGCCTAGTAAGTGTTGCCCGTCAAAACGGTAAAAGCATTTTGTTAGCCAGCCTTGTAGGTTTTTGGGCTACAGAAATGCCAAAGCTTCGAAGCCAGCCGCAAACCATTATTACTACGGCGCACCGTTTGGATCTGGCTATAGAACTTTTTAACGCGGTTGCACCAATACTTGAAAAAGAGTTTGGCGCTATTTTGACTTGGGCGGTAGGCCGTAACGAAGCCAATTTGCCAGACGGTACACGCTGGCTAGTACGCGCTGCTACGCCTAATTCGTTTCACGGCCTTACTGCCGATTTGTGTTGCATAGATGAACTTTGGGCGGTATCGCCTGACAGTGTTTCGGTAGGCCTTTTGCCTACTATGCGTACACGGCGTAGCCCGCTTCTGTTTATGACTTCTACGGCAGGCGACGAAAGCAGTAAAGAAATGCAAAAATGGCGTGAACAAGGTTTACGGGCTATTGACGAAAAAAAAACTACGTCGCTTTATTTTGCTGAATATTCACCTGCGGGCGACATTGACCCTATGACGCCGCAAGCCTGGCTACAAGCAAACCCTGCAATAGGTAGCACACTTACGCTAGACGTAATAGCGTCAGAAGCTGAACAGCCAAACCGTAACGCGTTTTTACGGTCCAGCGTAAATATCTGGACCGCTAGCGCTAACGGCTGGCTACAACCAGGCGTATTCGACAAACTAGTAACAGCTGACCCTATGCCTAAAGGCGGCGTACTGGCCATAGAGCAAAGCCAAGACGAAGCGCGCTATGTAGGCGTTAGGGCTGCGTTAAACGGTAAAGGCGAAATACAAGTAGCCGTAGAATTCGTTAAAGATACGTTAGCCGAGTGCTGGCAAGCTGTAGAAGCGGCTTGCGCTGATCAAACTACGCGCCTGCTTATTACGCCTGCGTTTGAAATGACATTACCTACAAAGTTTGCGCGCCGCGCGTCTATGGTAGGCAACCGTGAACTACAGCGCTGGACTGTAAGCACTAGGGCCGCAATACTTGAAGGCAAAGTAAGGCACGACGGTAGCCAATTATTAGCGCAACACATAGAACGCGCTGTAGCGGTCAAAAATCAAGGCGCTATAACTTTGTCTAGTTTGCGTAGTCCTGGACCAATAGAACTAGCGCGCTGTTTAGTGTTTGCTGTAAGTATGGTTAGCAAACCTTCAACAATAGGCAAACCGTTAATAGTTAGTACGCGTGGCGCTATCTAGCTTTTGTTATCGGCTAAGGTAATGCGCGGGTAGCCGTCGAGTTTTAAGACTTTCTCGGTTCACGACTGCGGCGGCTACCTATCACAAATTTTTATTTTAAATGTGGCATACTTACCCAATGGCTTTATTTGCGCGCAAACCTGAACCAGCTAAACAAGTAAAAGCGGCTGCAGGTAGTAACGCGGGCGCTTCACAAATTGGCAACTTTTACGCTTACAGCGACGGTAGTCAGCGTCAACGTTTTATGCAAGTGCCTACTATTTCGCGTAGCCGCGATCTTATGGCTTCTGTTATTGGCTGTTTACCGTTAAAAATGTATAAAGAAATTTGGAACGGCGAAGAACTCGAATTGTTACCAGAAGCGCCGCGCAGTTGGTTACAGCGCATAGACAAAGGCGTAACAAATAATTTTATTCTTAGTTTTACGTTAGATGATTTGTTATTTTATGGGCGCGCATTTTGGTACATAACCGAACGCGATAGCACGGGCTACCCAAGTTCTTTTACGCGTTTACCTGCAGCAATAGTTACGACGCAAGATCAAGCACAAAGTAGCGGCGTATGGTTTGGGCCGTCTAAACAAATATTGTTTCAAGGTTTACCTATTCGCTGGGAAGATTGCGTACAGTTTTTAAGCCCAATTCAAGGCCTAATTTATACAGGCGCAACTTCTGTAGATACTGCGTTAAAACTTGAACAAGCCCGTAATCGCAACGCGTCAAGTTTGCAACCAGCCGTTACCCTTCGCCAAATGGGCGGCGAACCTATGTCGCCGCAAGAATTACGCGACTTAGCAGCGGCCTACGACGAAGCACGTTTTGCTTCTGCTACAAGTGCCGTAAACGAATTTGTAGAAGTAATACCAAATATGGCAACGCCTGACAAAATGCTACTTATTGACGCCGCCGAATACCAAGCAAAAGAAATAGCACGAATTGCAAACGTACCCGCTTATTTAGTTTCGGTCAGTATCGGCAATTACAGTTATGTAAGCAGCGCCGAAGCTTCGCGCGATCTATATAAATTTGGCGTTAAACCGTATATAGATTGCATACAAGAAACGCTTAGCGCTAATAACGTTTTGCCGCGCGGGACCGTAGTAAGGTTCGATATTGAAAGTTATTTAGAAAGTTACGAAATGCAAGAAAAAAAAGAAGAATTAGTACAAGAAACGACGGTTAATAATGCTTAGATTGACGCCGCAAGAATTGACGCTAGACGCAGCGCCCGCTAGTGCAACGCTGCCAAGAAGAACATTAGCGGGCGTTGCGTTGCAATACGGCGTTGAAGCTGTAGTAAGCGACGGCCAAAAGGTACGGTTTGAACCTGGCAGTTTGCCGCTTGAAGGCAAAAAACCTAAAATGTATTTAAACCACGACAGTACTAGCCCAATAGGTTTAGTAATCAGTAGAGAATTAGTAGGCGATACGGTCTTATTTGAAGCCCGCATAAGCGAAACTAGGTTAGGCGACGAAGCGCTACAACTAGCAAAAGACGGCGTACTAGATAGCGTTTCGGTAGGTATTTTGCCAGTCGAATTTAGTTTTGATGAAGCTGGCACAATGATAGTAACCAAAGCAGATTGGCAAGAATTAAGCCTGTTACCTTTTGGCGCTTTTGAAGCCGCTAAAGTAGAACGCGTAGCGGCCAGTATCCACCAAAACGAAGATCAAGTAGTGTTAAATAGTAAACAAGACCCAGAACAAGAGGTAGAAAAAATGGAAACAGAAACCCCACAAGCCGTAGAAGCTGCAGCCGTACACACGGTTTACGCGCAACCGCGTAAACTTCGTTTACCTTCGACTTCTGAATATATTGCTAGTTATGTTCGCGGCGGTGCAGATTTTGCACAGATGAACGCAAACATTAAGCAAGCAGTAATTGAAGCAGCGCCAGGCGTTGCACCATTTATTAACACTGAAAGCACGCCAGGTATTTTGCCAGAAATTATTACTGGTTCTGTATATGACGGACTTAACCCAGTGCGCCCGTTTGTGTCTGCTATCGGTACTCGCGCAATGCCTACACAAGGCGCAACGTTTCGCAGGCCAAAAATTACAACACGGCCAGTAGTACAACAGCAATCGGCGCAATTTGACCAGCTAAACGCTTCAACTGTTGTAGTTCAAAACAATGACATTTCTAAACTTAGTTTCGGTACGTTTGTAACAGTGTCTGAACAAGATTTAGATTTTTCAGACCCTGCAAGCATTGACATTATTTTAAACCAGTTAGCTATCGCTTACGGTCAGGCAACTGACAACTACGCAATAGATACTTGCCACGCTGCAATCACACAAACTTCATCAGTTGCAGACACTGCAAAAGGTGCAGATTGGGTAGCAGCAATTTACGAAGGCGCACGACAAATTTCTACAGATAGCAATTATTTGCCTACGCATATGTTCGTTACGCCTGCTAGCTGGAAAGCTTTGGCAAGTTCGGTAGATGATCAGAACCGCCCAGTGTTTCCATTTGTAGGCGCACCAAACCTTATGGGTCAAAACGCTGCAGGTAATTCTTCTGCTACAAGTTGGAACGGCAACCCACTAGGCCTTGTGCTTGTAGTTGACCGCCACGCGCCAGGTTCGTTTATGGGCCACGCAGCTGGACCAGCTGCAGGCTTCGAGTTCTACGAACAGCAAAAAGGCGCAATCAGTGTTGAAGTGCCTGCAACTATGGGCCGCACTATTGCGTTTAGAGGCTACGCAGCTGGGTTTATGGCTGACGCTACTAAGTTCGTTAAGTTCGTCTAATAGCCGAAAGGTAGGCCAGCTATGGCCGTCTATTCGGTCAAACAAAAATATCTAACCGATAACTACGCAGTAATAGTTTTACTTACTAACGCTGACCCGTTAGAAGTTGGGCAAAGCGTAACTATTGCAAGTGTTGACGCAACTTTTAACGGTACTTATACCGTAGTTGGTTTACCGCAATACTATTTTACTGGCATAGATGATCAAGGTTTTTTTGTTTACGACATTGAAGCACCTATCGCTAATCAGGTGCTTTACGCTAAAACAGCTGACAACGTAAACATAGTGGCCGCAACAGGCACGCTAACCACGACGCCTATATGCACCTGGATCACTTCGCAACAGATAGAGGACTGGCTAGGTATTGGTACAGCTACTGCAGCGGATACAGCATTTTTAACTACCTGCGCTTTGGCTGCTAATAGTTTTGCGTATCGTCGAAGGCAGGAAGCAGGATACAGAAACGAAAGCCTTACAACCGTGCCAAACGGTTCGGTAAGTCTGGGTACGATTATGTATGGCGGCGCGCTTTACCGTCAACGCGGCGGCGTAACAGACTTTGCTACTTTTGACGGTTTAGGTACAGGCGGCACTATGGGCCTATCACCAATGATTAAACAGCTGTTAGGCGTAGATAGGCCAGCGGTTGCGTAATGCCCCAAAACTTTACTGACCTGTTTAATACTGCGCTAACAAACTTAACTACAACACTTGAAGGCGTTACAGGTTTACAGGTAGTAAACGACCCGCGTAACCTTGTACCGCCCTGCGCTTTTATAGACGCCCCCAGCTTCGAAGCTTTTAACGCAAACATAGTAAAAATGGCGTTTCCAGTACGCGTAATAACGTTAGGGCCAGGCAACCTAGACGCGCAACGCAGCTTATTAAACTTGGCTAGCAAAGTGCTAGGCGCAAACGTAGGCGTAACAGACGGCAGGCCTACAGAAGCATTAGTAGGCGGCGTAGCGTATCCCGCCTATGATCTGACTATAACAATGCAAGCACAAACCCAGTAAAGGCACGATATGGCACAATACATAGTTACTAGTGATAGGTTCGCTAATTGTAAACGCGGCGATATTTTAGACGGCAACGATTTAGAAGCAGCTGGTATAAATATTGACGTGCTTATAGATAGCGGGCATATATCCACATATACGCCTAAGAAATCTGCTAAAACTAAAGATACAGAAACAGACAAGGACTAACCCACTATGGCAACTACCGTTTATCTTTCGAACCCAGCGCTAACTATTAACAGCGTGAACCTTACAGATCAGGCGACTAGCGCAGTTTTGACGTTTACGCAAGAGCAGTTAGAAACTACTGCGTTTGGTGATACTGCCCGCAAGTTTGGCGGTTCGTCTATTACGTCGCTACAAAATAACACTTTTGAAGTAACGCTTTATCAAAGTTACGCAGCTTCAGAAACAGAAGCAACTATTTACGGCCTTGTAGGTATTCAAACAACTATTACAGTTTCTCCTACTGCAGCAGGTTTAGTTACGCCTGCAGCTGACGCGCCTAAATATACGCTTACAGGTGCTTACTTGGAAAGCCATACGCCTATTAACGCTTCACTAGGTGAACTAAGCACTATTACGCTTACGTTTACAGGTGGCACATTAGCTAAAGCTGTTTCGTAATGGCGCGGCTTTGGCCGCTGAGAATTAACAAAAAACAAGCCGCGTTTTATAAACGCCGTACCGAGAAAGGCAAGTAATGCAATTAACATTAAAAGCCGTATTTAACGACGGCACAGAATACGAAGTTCAAACTAACCTAATGACGCTGGTTGCGTGGGAAAGAAAATATAAGCGCAAAGCGTCAGATATGGCGGCAGGCATAGGCGTAGAAGATTTAGCGTTTATGTGCTACGAAGCCAGCCGTTTAAACAAAATTACAGTGCCAGCTAACCTAGATCTATTTATAAGCAGTTTGAAAAACATTGAAGTAGTCGAGCAGCAAAACCCAAAAGTAGACCAGGAAGTTTAAGGTATGTAATGGCCGAAATCCTTGTAGCTACTGGTTTTTGGCCTAATGACGTACCCTACGAACTAGGCGACGTTTACGCGGTAATAGAAATTTTAAACAATAGAAATAAAACATATGTCTAGCCCGTTAACGCTTCAAATTTCTGACGTACAAAAAACGCTTGCCGAGTTAAACAAATTTGACAAGGTTTATAGGCGTGAAATAACCAAACGAATTAAAGGCGCTGGTACAGAAATTATTTCTACAGCACGGCAACTTGTAGGCGACGCGCCGCCGTTGTCTGGTATGGCGCGCGGCAAACTTATTAAAGGCCGTGAAGTGTATTGGGATAACAAAACTGTAAAAGCTGGTTTTAAAATTAAAGTAGGTAGGCGCGGTAGTCGAGGCGGCACGGTCCAATTTAAAGATAAGTTCGACGCCGAAACTAACCCACGCGAAAGCCATAGCGTTACGTTTGGGGCTAGGCCTTACGAATTGATGGTTGCACAGCAAACAGACGCTGCAGGCGCTATTTATGACCACGCTGGTATTAAAACTAAAGGCCAGTTTGTGACTAACTTAAATGTAGAAGTAGGTATCCAGCCGCGCGCTATAGATCCTGCAGTAGAAAAAAATCGTAAAAGCGTAGAATTTGCAGTAGTTGAAATTATTGACGAAGTAACAAAAGTATTAAACAAAAATTTGAAGGCCCGTTATGGCAATTAACATACCAATAGTAAGCACGTTTGACCCTAAAGGTTTAAACGCTGCAGAAAAAGCATTAAGCGGTTTAAGCGGTTCAGCTGGCAAAGTAGGCAGCATTTTAAAAGCTTCTGTAGTGCCTGGCCTTATTGCTGTTACTGGTTCAGTTTTAGCGTTTACTAAAGGCCTTTATCCAGCTATTCAAGCGGCCAGCGATTTACAAGAAAACACTAGCAAAATTGGCGTTATTTTTGGTCAGGCTGGCAAAGCTATAACAGATTTTAGCAAAACTGCGGCTAGGGATATTGGGCAAAGTCAAAACCAGGTATTAGCGGCAGCGGGTACGTTTGGCACATTTGGTAAAGCAGCTGGTTTAGCAGGCACTGAACTATCTAGTTTTACAACTGACTTTATTACTTTGTCTGCAGATTTGGCGTCGTTTAATAACACAACCCCAGACGAAGCTATTAACGCTATTGGTTCAGCGCTTCGAGGTGAAGCCGAACCGTTACGCAAATTTGGCGTGTTGTTAAATGACGCAACACTAAAAAGCGCTGCTATGGAATTGGGCATTTATAGCGGTAGTGGTGCTTTGACTGCGCAACAAAAAATCTTGGCTGCACAAAAAGTTATTTACGAACAAACAGGCGACGCGCAAGGCGATTTTGCTAGGACTTCAGACGGTTTAGCTAACCAGCAAAGAATTTTAAGCGCACAAATAGAAAACGTTAAAACAAAAATAGGCGAAGCATTATTGCCAGCATTTCAAAAAATAGTTGCGTTTACTAACGATTATATAGTGCCAGCATTAGACCGTTTTGTTACTGGTTTAACAGGCGGCAAAGGCGTTAGTAAGAGTTTGACAGACGCTATATCTGTTATGGGCGGGTTTGGCCCTGCAGTTATTGCAGGATCTAAACAGGCTGTAAACGCGTTACTTGAAGTGGTTAGAACTGCAGCTATTACTTATGAAGCTTTTAAAGCTGTTTCGACTGCTGTTAAGTTTTTTAAAGGTGATTTAAAAGGCGCTTTAGGCGATTTTACTAAAGTAGTAGGCGCGGCAGGCGTCGCACAATTTACGCGTCGAATACAGCAAGACAGTAACAATTTTTTTGACCAGCTTTTAACAAACGTTAATAACGCGCAAAGCGCTTTAGCTAATCAAAATAAAACCATTGTAGAAACTAACCAAGCTTACGAAGGTTTTGGTAAAGCTATTGAAGGCGTCGTACCTAAATTAGACGGTCTAGCAGGCGGCGGCGCAGGCGGCGGAAAAAGCGGCGGCGGTAAAGGTGCAATAAATAAAGTAACTGACGCCGTAAAAGAAGCTTCAGAAGCTTTAAATAAAGAAATGGGCAACGCTTTAGACGCTGCTAAAGATCGTCTTAAAAAAGCGCAAGACGCATTTAATGATTTTTATAAATCGGTTAGCGACGTTATTACAGGTGCTTTAAATTTTGGTAAAGCTTTTGAAGAAGGCGGCGAAGACGCTGGTTTAACGTTTTTTACTGCGCTACAAAAACAAGCTGACAAAGCTAAAGAATTTGCGGGCTTAGTAGAACAGCTGTTAGCTAGTGGTTTATCTCAAGAAGCATTACAACAAGTTATAGACGCTGGCATAGATAGCGGCGCGGCTATTGCTAAAGAGCTTTTACAATCCAGCGAAAACGTTTTGCGGGCTAACAAACTTGTAGCTGAAACTAACGCAATAGCTGAAAGTATCGCTAATTTGTCAGCGAGTAAATTTTACGCGGCAGGCGTTTCTAACGCACAACAATATTTGGCAGGCGTCGAAGCGGCTATGGCGATAGCGCAAACTAAACTAGGCAAAAAAGGCATAAATTTAGCTGACGTCAAAGGCATTAGCGCAGGTTTTGGCGACGCCATTAGCAGTACCCCAAGCCTTACAGCGCCTACTATGCCTACGCTTTTACCAGTAGGCGCGCCTACAGACAAAGGCAGGCCGTTAGGTAACGTAACTATTAACGTTACGGGCGGTTTGGCTACTACTGCAGAAACAGCAGTAGCGGTCAATAACGCAATGCTTGCCTATAACCGTTTGGCTGGGCCTTCGCAGTTAGCAATTTCGTAATGGCTGGGGTAGCTGTTGTAGGTTCAGGTAATTACGAACTGTTTATAGATACAGGTTTTAAACAAGACGCATTTATTTTAGACGCAAACCCGCAAGGCGTTTTAAATAATACGCAATATGTTTTAGACGGCACTACTAATTTTGCAGGCGTTTTAGAAGGTTGCGTAGGCGTAAACGTTAGGCGCGGCAGACGCGATCAGGGCGACCAGTTTGGTACTGGCACTATGACTTTTACGCTTAGCGATACGTCAGGTATTTTTAACCCGTTTGATGAACTTAGTCCGTATTTTGACCCTGCTACGGCGCAGCCTGGTTTAGCGCCTATGCGTAAAGTCGAGTTAGTACGGTACGACGATTTAAATAACGCAGAATATCTTTTTAAAGGTTACATAGTTAACTATGACTACAATTTTGCTTTAGGTGGCATAGATACGGTAACTGTTTTTTGTGCAGACGATTTCTATTTATTAAGCCAAACCGTATTAGATGAATTTAACGTAAGCGAAGAATTAACTAGCGCACGGCTTACAGCTGTTTTAGATTTACCAGAAGTTAACTTTCCAGTAGGCCAGCGTGCTATTACTACAGGTACGCAAACGTTAGGCGGCGCTGCAGCGTTTACCATTAGTCAAGGCACAAACGTTTTAAGTTATTGCACAAATATAAACGAAGCTGAACAAGGCCGCTTATTTATGTCGCGCGACGGATTACTAACGTTTCAACCACGCGTAGGAAATACGCTTAGCGCGGCAGTAGCAGACTTTCACGACGACGGCACAAACCTACCTTTTAACCAGCTAGGCATTAGCTTTGAAGCTGACCAAGTAGTAAACCGTGCAGTAGTACAAATTTTAGGTAGCAATAACCCGCAAATAGCAGACGACGCAGCCAGCCAAGCCAAATATTTTATACAAACCCAAAGCATTACAAACAGCCTTTTACATAACGACACTGCAGCCGCAACGCTGGCTAGTTACCTGCTCGAAGGCGAACCAGAACCGCGCTACACGTCTGTAGGTACGGCGTTTAATATGTTGACTACAGCCCAGCGCGACATAGTAGCCATAATAGATATAGGCGATACGGTAACGATTGAAAAAACGTTTGTTAGCGGTGCTGGCACTACCGAATTAGCGCAAGAACTAAGTATTGAAGGCGTAGAGCATACGTTAAATATTGGCGACGGCCATAAAATATTGTTGTTTACTAGCCCTACAACTATTGTTTATGAACTAATTTTAAACGACGCTATTTATGGCATACTAGACGCTGACAACGTTCTAGGGTAAAGTTAGGGCACTATGGCTACACCGACAACACTTCCAGCAAGTTTTACGGCTGGTCAGGTTTTGACGGCTGCGCAGTTAAATGATTTGCGTGGCGCGTTTCGTATTTTGCAAGTTGTTACAGCAACTTCAACAACAAACACAACTACCACTAGTACAAGTTTTGTAACTAGCAATCTTAGCGCAAGCATTACGCCTAGTGCGACAAGTTCTAAAGTGCTAATTTTAGTTACACAAGGCGCTTTTTATAACAATGCGGCTAATGCTGAAATTTATGCAACAATTTTTAGAGGAACGGTTGCAGGCACAAATTTAGCAACTACCGCTACTGTTGGTTTTGCAACAGAATTTCCAGTTGGAGTGGGTAATGTTTCTATGAATTTTTTGGATAGCCCTAGCACAACTTCGGCGCAAACTTACACAGTAGGTATTCGTAGCGCTGGCGGTGCAGCAACAGCAAATTGGGGTTATCAAAGTAGCACAGGCATAATTACATTGTTAGAGGTATCAGCGTGATCGACTACGTAAAAATTTTGCAAACCAATTACGCAGGTTCGGAGTGGTCTATATCAGACAACGATTACGACACACTTGATTGGTATAGCGACACAGCAAAACCTACTAAAGCGCAACTTGATGCACAATGGCCACAAGTTAATTACGATTACGAAGTCGCACAAGTTGAAACGACACGGCGCACACAATACGAAGCACAATCAGACGGCATATTTTTCGAGTGGCAACGCGGCACAAACACTAAAGAAGCGTGGGAAGCAGCCGTGCAAGCCGTAAAAGACGCAAACCCGTACCCGCCTGCGCCGTAGTAATGCAATGCGTTACGGGCTATTTGCTTTAATACTTATGTTGACTGCTTGCGAAACTACACGCGACAACACAATCACGGTTAAATCGAAGGTAAAAAATTCTGCACTAAATACTTGTTATGTGCCTGACCGTTGCGGAATAACGCCGTGAAACGCTACCGATACAGCCCAGACGAACTACACGCGCGCCTAATCGTTACAGTAGGCGTACTGCTAGGTTTAGTTTTTAGCGTCATTGTTGTAGGTATGGTTTACGGCCTACTTTTTGTAAGCCAGCCAATAGAACAAAGCCCAAACGACGCGGCTTTTATAGATCTTATGTCAACTATTGTAGTTTTTTTGACTGGCACATTATCTGGTTTGGTTGCGTCAAACGGCATTAAAAGCAAACGTAACGAATATTTAAACGAAGATGACTAGACCGTATACAGCTGCTAAAGCGCCTGTAGCGTCTGGCCCACTATCAGGTAATGACGAATTTATACGGCAGGTGGTTAAACGGTCTATGGGTTCGCTTTGGAATAATGGCAGTTGGGTGGTGCGCGATATTCGAACTAAGCCTGGCCAGTTATCTAATCACGCGCGCGGTTTGGCAACTGATTTTAGTTACCGTAAAATGACTGACAAAGGTTTAGTAGACGGGCGCAAAGTTGCTTTGCCGTTTATATACAAATTGTTAGAAAATGCAGACGTTTTGCAAATTGAATTGGTTATTGACTATCACGAAAACAGAAGCTGGAAATGCGATAGGGGTACTTGGATAAAAGGCAAATGGTCAGGCGGCGACTGGTTTCATATCGAGATATCCCCAGCTATGGCTAATGACGCAAACCTAGTAAAACAAGCGTTTGAACAGGTTTTTAAGGATATGCCACAAACTGTTTAGCGCATAGGTTAAGGTTTGTTTAACCCCTTACCGAGAAAGTTAGGCCTATATGACCCTTTTAAGCAAAGCTGTTATTTCAGCACTACTAGCTATCACTTCAGTGTTTATATTTAAGCCGTTGCCTGCACCTACAGCTAGCGACTTACAAACGCCGTTTACAAGCGTTTACAAAGCATACGAAGCGCCTATAGGTATACCTGCGCCTACGACGTCTACGACGCTTGTAACGCCTGCTAATGACCTATGCGGGCAAGTATTTGATATGGCTAAATACATAGGCTGGCCAGATCACGAACTAGGCAAACTAATAGCAGTAGCCCAGCGTGAAAGCCGTTGCACAGTCGAAGCGTTTAACCCAAAAGACCCTAACGGCGGTTCAGCTGGGGTAATGCAAATAAACTATTTTTGGTGCAAACCTTCGCGCTACTGGCCTAACGGCTATTTACAAGCGCACGGCCTACTTACAGACTGCAGCGAACTATTTAATTTAGAAACTAATTTGCGTAGCGCGCTAGCTATTTACCGTTATAGCGACGGGTGGCGCGCGTGGTCAATCTAAAACATTTTGTAATCGCTTTGCTACTTACCGCGTACACGGCTTTGATATGGTATGTTAAACCCACTAACAGAAAGAACCGAGAAAATGAACGAAAACGTAAACGACGACCTGCAAAAACTGTTTGACGCAGACAAAGCGCAACTAAAAGCGCTAGCGCAAGTCATAAACGAAATAACTAAAGGTAATGTGCCGTTAGTCGAGCAGGCGCGGGCTAGCGATATGTATATGCCAAAAACTGCCGAATTTGTAACGAACAAAAATATTCGTAATATGCAGCATTGGTGCAGCGAATATGCGTTTGACGACGGCGAACTAGTACACGACCTAAAAAGCGTCATAATTGAATTGCAATATTTGTTAGCTGTTATAAAAGATTTACGCGCCAAAGTAAAAGAAAGCGAACTACGCGAACGTGAATTACAAGACCGTCTAAACCACCAAGCAACAGAATTACAGCGCCTAGAAAATTTGGTATTTCGTGATAACTAAATTAAACGATTTAGGGCAACCAGTTATCCAATTAACGCAAGACGATTATAAAAACTGTTACGTAATTATGGGCCTTATTCAATTAGAAGTAGAAAACCGTAACGCTAAAACAAGTTACGAAGCTAACCCGTTACTTAACGAAGCGACGACGTTTTGCGGCGTACTAGGTGAACAAGCCGTAGCTAACTATTTTGGTTGCCCAAACGTATATAAACCGTATGACCCAAAAGCGCACGACGTTTTAGGTTACGAAGTGCGGGCAACTTACCACGAAAACGGCTGTTTATTGACACACGACCCAGACGACCAAAACTATGGCGATAAACCAGGCCGCTACATATTTGTAACTATTAACCAAAAAACTTTAACGGCAACTATTCGCGGTTACTCGACCCTTACACGCTGTAACGAACGCACTGATAACTATCAAACCAGTTGGCGTTATCCGTGTTTTGCTATGCCACAAAACCAGTTATGGCCTATAGATATGTTGCCAGCCACTGACGAACTTCTAGCGTTTACACAAACAAAGGCGGTTGCGTAATGGGTTTTAGCTTAGATAATTACGTCGACGTAGCTACACGTTTACAGTTAGCGTTTGCAAAATACCCAGATTTACGCATACAAGAAACGCACCGTGAAGTTATAGAAATGCCAGATAAAAGCTGTTTTATTCGTTGCACGGTTACGGTATGGCGCGACGCAAACGATCCAATACCAGCGGTAGCTACAGCTTGCGAAATTTATCCAGGCCGAACCCCGTACACAAAGACCAGCGAAAATGAAGTAGGTTTTACGTCTGCGTTAGGGCGCGCTTTGGGTTATATGGGTTTTGCTATAAACAAAAGTATTGCTAGCCGTGATGAAGTAGAAGCAGCGCAAAGCAGGCAACCTACAGGCCGTTTAGCGTCTGTAACGCCTATAAATGATGTTGAAGTACCTTTTCCAGAAGAAGGCCCTGCCAAGGTTTATCCGTCTACTAAACAGCTGGGGCTTATGCGCGGTTTGGCTAACGGTAAAGGTATTAAAGGCGACGATCTTAAAGCGTATTGTTGTAATGTTTTGGGCCGCACGATTAACAGCACAAACGATTTAACTAAGCAAGATATATCGAAGGTGATAGACGCGTTACAAGTAACAGGCGAATTAGAAAACTAATTACGGGCATATAGACCTAAGCCAGTTGCGCGGCGGTTGGTATAAAACGCGGTAACGCGGGTAGAAGGCGCTGTAGTGATACAGGGCCTGGCTAAAGAATAAAGTTATGGGTGCTGCGTGAGGCTAAGCAGCGGGGGGCTTATCTGCATTATGGTTTACACACACAAACAAACTATGAACGTAACAAAACAAATAACCAGGCTGCGCCCGTCAACCTGCATAACTAACCACCTAATAAGAGCAAGCGCGATAGCGCGCGCTAGCAAGCGAAGCGCCTAATGCCTAAACGCAAACAAACCCATAACCAAAGCCAGCTAACAAAACGCACACTAAACCAAACAGCACGAAGCCAAACCCAATACAAAACAAACAGACGCCTACTACTAAAAGAAAAGCCATTATGCCATTGGTGCAATAATCGAGAAGCCACAACCGCAGACCACCTAATAGAAGTAGACCGCTGGCCCAAAGATCAGCTAGGCGTCAACGGGCTAGATAACTTAGTACCTGCCTGCAAACCTTGTAACAGTTCACGCGGCGCACGATACGGCAACCTAAAACGCAAAAGTATTTACGAACCAGCACCCACAGTAAACATAAACGCAAAAAAAAGTTATGCAACTGAACGCATAACTATACAAAACAATAAAACAGCAAACCCGTTTTTTTACCCGCCTAGCGCTGCCCCCGAC